AGGCATTATCAGCAGACCAACGAACAACCTTATTGCGCCGCCCGTAAATGTGGCAGCACTCCAAAGTATCTTCTCTACCGCAAACAACGCAGGATTTATCTCTCGCCCTTATTGCTTTCGAAAACCAAATGTCTGCGGCATCCCTTTTAATCGCCATCTTCTTCCTCCGCTACCTTTGGCTTCATGAGAATTTTGATTTCATACTCAGTCTCTTCCTCTTCACCAGCTTCCGCTTCCTCGACATCATCTGGATCGCAGTTAACGCACGTTATCCAGACCTGAAGAAAGTCATCGATCTTCATGTCTATCGTGATACCGGTAGGAAACGCATCAGTGTAAATATCCGTATGCCCTGGATTGTTAATATTAGTCGTCGCGCCTGCCACCCCCTGAGTGAGTAGTAGGGCATGACCTTGTTTAGGAAGAGGAACCTTAAACACTGGGATCATCGTCTTGGTCTCACGGTCACTCGGGCAACCTCACCGTCCTTTTTATCATAGGTAATGACCTTAGCTCCTCTCCTTGAGACCCATCCACCTCTGGCAGCATATGCATCCCTACCCGCTAGCGTTGGGTGCATCTCAGCAATCGCGCCACCATCCTCAACCAATCGCTCATGATGGTAATGACCTGTATGGATATAGGTGTAGTTGGCATCACCCCACATAGATCTAAATCTTGGCTCACTAGCAAATAGCTTATGAAGATTCGCCAGCTTTACCTTGTGGCCGTGATGGAAAGCGATCATGGTCTCCCCATGCAAATACGCATAGTAAGGAAATTCGTTATCGACCACCGATAATCTTTTTTCGTGGGCAAACAAATGCTTGATGTATTTTCTGAGCCAGATGCTTCCGCTGATGTCATGATTGCCTTCTGCTGATACCACAACCACCTTGCCAAACTTTTTAAGCATCATCCTCACGGCTTCAGCCATAACGGACATGGACAATTCGACTAACTTGCCATATCGCGTGTCTGCATCCAAGATATGCCCAGAGCTCGGCGTGATGCTCAAGATTCCATCCCAGTGCAAAAAGTCTCCAAGCTGGCAAAGAAGGCCGGTACCCGACTTTGGACTTGCTTTTATCATGTCATGGATTGAGTTAAGAAATACGTCACGGGCAATCTCTACGTTCCAGTCATCGCCAGTCTCTGCTTCCCATGCATACATCCCGAGATGAAAATCCGTGATGGTTAATAGTGAGAGTAGGTTTAGGTCTGTTTCTATGACAGGCTTGCTTGGTTTAAACGGCTTAATGTTTTCTATTGTTTTGTCTAGCCGCTCGCAAAGTATTTCAAATTGGCGTTGCTCGTCCGTTTGGGATTTTACCCACTGACGTATGGGATTTCCCATATCGTCATAGAACGTGGACACACCCTTGATCTTATGACCGTCTGGCACTGGATGATGCCAGTCATGCTCTGGGCTGTAGCCCTGCCTAGCAGCCTTTTCTTTAACCTCATTAAGCGCATTTTTTAGACTATGGGTCTTATACCCTGCCTCTTTTTCAGCGCCCCTTTGAGTTTTACCTTCTACGACAATAAGCCGTACTGCGGCCCTTTGTCTTTCTGTCGTGCAGAACTGGAACAATGGATGTTCCATAACCAGCCTCCCCCGATTCATAGGTTTATTATTTTATCATTCCTTACCGAAACGCACGTTTATGTCATATTTTTCAACCAACAACTTAGCTAGCGCCTCATAAACCTCTCCCACCTCTTTCTTATCTAGCTCTCTGGTTGACTCGCCCTTACCTGTTAACGCCTTCTGAACCGGCATCCACATATACTCCTTCACGAGTGCTTTTGTAGGGTCAATCTTCACTCCTTCCTTTAGGATGGTTTTCATATCATGACCCGCAGCCCTAAGCCTTCTTGCCACCTCTCCGCAGTACGCATGGATGCCGTTGTTCTGCCTTAGCGTTCTCTGTGACCGGATCAGCTTAAACGTGATTTGCTTGTCTTTGTTATCCTCTAGGAACTGAATCAACATCCTGCGCTGGTCTTCGTTTCCTACATCCCATGTTTCGCCGTACAGATCATCATCCATAGTAAGACTCCTCCAAATGCTCTGGAGTAAACTCTGGGAGATCCGTTGCCGGTCTATCCTCTGATGTTTGCTTCCTAAGTCTGAAGAATCCATCATGCGCCGGAAACACCCTCATAAATCTTCTGGCGTAAAAGGCAGGGTGATTGTTTCCTACCTTGAATTGCGTAACCCCATCTCCTCCAGCGTCTTTCTCCCAGCGTATTCTTTCAAAGACAGCTTTAGCAGAGTAATTCTTAAATCCACGTCTAATCATTTGGAATGAATATTCAACAAACATCTCCCAAACTTCGGGGTGCTCATTGTGGTAACGCGTAACCTGCTCTCTCATTTCATCAAGCCTAGTCTTCATACATAGCCCCTTCTATGATTATGTCAATGTAGTGCTTTGCCTTACGCAGATCGTCAACACCGCCCTTGTGCTTCCACCTAGTCACATACTTGATAACCGCGTGTTCGCAGATCCCAAGATCGTTAGCTAGGGCATACTCAAGCGGCTGTATCTTTAGAGACTTATAGTGATCCCCGCCAACCTGTGTCTGCATTGCCGAAGTTATTAAATCCTCGGTAATACGCGAGCTCTCCGACATTCTCTTTCCTCCATCTTTGCATTAAAAGTTTTCTGGCGCCGCCAGCTTTGACGTAACGCTGATTTCCCTTGTTATCCTTAATTGTTTTTCCTATAAACTCTCTATCAACCAGCCACTCAATCGCTTTTATCACGATAGTTAATTTTTGCTTTGTCCTATTTGAAACATCAGATCGACTGAACGGCCCACCAGACTTAAACGTCTCTGTTCTCATAAAGCAAAGCGCAGTTTCTTCGGCTGTCATCTCTCTTCTCATATGTCCTCCAAAATAAGACTCTTACCCTTGCTGTGCTTTTTAAAAGACTGGCCTTTAGACTCCCAGAGCCGAACTGTCCCTTCAAATGGTGCATTACGCTGCTTTGCCACGATAAGCTTGAGATCTTCTTCTTTCTCAAGTACCTCTTTATCTTTTTCCGTTAGCGGTAAGCCCATTTCCTGCTGTCTTATGATCCGGTTGCGCTTCTTGTTATGCCACACGATAAATAGGAGATGTGCTTGATCGACCAGAGAGCTAGATCCCCTTACGTCAAACCTGGATGGTACAAACTCATCACCCCCACGCTCCGGCTTTCTAACGTGATGCACAATCGCGATATGAATATCCAGCGCCTCCGCAAGACCTATAAGCTGATTAAAGAATAGTCGCTCCCTGACCATGTCCTCGGTAACGCCCGTGAACTGCAAGTTGTCGATTGCAATCACCTTTGCGCCCCTCTTCGCCATGGCAACGATAGCGCCCAAGCATTGAATTGGCTCCACACCGCCAAGAACCCTATACCAGAGAAACTTGTTAGACGCCCAATCTATAAAGCGATGACCATAAGACTCCGGTGGCGTATCACTACACGCGGCCTGCTTGCACATCATCTTAGCCGTGTAATGAATCGGCATCTCAAAGCTAGCCAAGCCAACTCTGACCTCCCTCGCCGCCCAGAGTAAAACCTGAGACAAGACAGTCGATTTCTTATGTCCGTTAATGCCTGCCCAAATGCTGATTTCTTTCATCCGCAACCTAACAAGGTCATGAGTCTCTAACCATGGAAGAGCAACTCCATTAATACATGGGTCAGAAGCTAGGTGACTTATGAAGTCATCCTTGAATGACTCAATACCAACAACGTCTAAGTCCTCAACTTTTGCGTAAACATCTTGCAGATCCTTGCTAGTAAAGTCCTTTACCTCGGAATGCCTGATCTCCCTCATATGCACAACCCCCCTGTGTCTGATTTTGTTGTCGTCTCTTGCTCATCCTCCCAGCGCCGCTGGTTAATGAATGTCGATGGGTTTGGTATATACCGCCGCTCTATAGAAAAGCTGTATCCCTTGACCCCTTTAAGTAGCGCCATCTGATCCTTTTTGGTTAGATTCTTAAATGCCCTTTCGGCAGCAGGTTTCGCCACCTTCTTCGGGTACAAATCCCAGAACTCGGAGAACCTCGCCCTATATGATGGTTCTTTTGATGGTTCTATGATGGTTAGAGTGTTGATTTCCACACTACTAGCAGTGTTGATTTCCGCACTAGTAGCAGTGTTGATTTCCGCACTACTAGCAGTAGTGTCGATTTCCGCACTAATACATAGCTGATAAATCGTTGATTTGTTATAGCGGCGCTTTCTCTTCATCAGCCCCATTGACTCAAAGTGCCTAAGCGCATTGGCAACGGCATGGCGTGTTGCACAACTCCTACGGCAGATATCATCGTATGCTGGATAGCAAAGCCCATTTACATCAGCCCTGTCAGCCAGCGCCACCAAGATGGCTTTTTGAGTGCTAGTGATATTGACGATGTTATTGAGCGCCCAGTTAACGGCCTCAATACTCATTTAATCGCCTCTTTAATGACATGATCGACAAACCCATTGGATTTGCCACCTTTTGCTAGCGCCCTTGCGTATGCGTGTTTATCTGACGCTGAAAGCCGCTTGCCGGTCTTCTGGGCATACTCCGCAAACTCCACAATATAGTCTTCGATACGGTCATCCCTCCGCGGGTTAGCCGGACCATGCTCGTAGCCGTCATTAGGCGGGAAAAGGCTCTCCCATGGCAGGCCAAGAGCAGTAATAATGTCTAGATTTGAGCAGCCAGCCCAGCACTTGAGCAGTATTTTTCCGTTTTCCTTCTCAGTAACGCTTAGTGATGGACTGTTATCGTCATGAGCAGGACAGGTGCAAACCCATCTCCCGCTACCTATTTGTTTAGAAAAAGAGACCCTACTAATAATCTCATGTACCGACACGCAAACCCCCTGTATAATGACTGAAACCCCTCCACTCCTCGTGGACTTGCCCCGCAGACGCGGGGCTTTTTTATGCGTCAAAGAAAGTCGAGACTGGCACCTCCAGAGCCTTGCATATATCCAGGATGGTATGAGCCTTGAGATTACTGCTTTGACGCCATCTAGCAATCTGTTGCGCGGTTGTCTTCATCCGCTTGGCAAGCTCAATACTGCTAATTTCTTTTTGTTGCTGGAGCAGCCGAAGCCGCTCACCGCAATTAAGTCTCTTCGTCATTAAAAAGGAATGTCCTCGTCTAAGTTGATGTCTTTTGGCTCTTCCACTTTCGATGAACCACCTTCATAAGGTCTCCGAACCTCAATGTTGAGGATCGGGTTGCCATTTTTATCTTTCTTTGGAGTTCCGTCCCTGTTAGTCGCTATCCATCCGGCAATCTCCAAAACCTCACCGCCAAACTTAAACTTACCCTTCCTGTCAGGTTGAGTTGGCTTTTCTTTATATGAATTGACAAAAAGAGTTCCCTTGCCTTCTTCGTATTCATAGTCACTCGCCATTGATTATCTCCTTTCTGGCTGCGTTTACTTCATCTGAGCGTAGGTACGCCCGTTCTGCGGTAGTGAATACACCGCCCTTTGTTGGAGCCAGCCACAACGCCGCTTTAGTGTCATCGTCTAGCTCAAGCCATGCCTCCGCAAATGCGAGTGCATCACCATTCTCGTGCGCCTCTTTCATGTAGGCGATAGATGCAAAGTTAGCCCTTACAGCCTCGTTATGAGCCATCAGTGGCGCAACAGCTTCAGACGCGCTTTGCTCTTGAATTGCATTCGCCACCTCGTCAGCACTAGCGTACTCAGTCCCGCCATAACCACAGGCCGCGAGAGCGCGACCTATGGCAGACGTTTCTGCGTTTTCCAGAGCAGACGTTTTATTGATGCGGGATGCAGATCTTACCTCTTCCGCAAAGCCGGTGCCTATCGGGACGCCAAGGTGACTGATTTCAGCCCTCATGACGACCCTGTCCTCATCAGCAGACACCAGTTCAGTGATTATCGACCAATCAGGACAGACCTCGCGAAACTCAGCCACGCGCAGGGCCACAGTCTTGTATTCCCTGCCGTGAATGTTTACTACGCCATCTTTAGGCATATGCCACTCCCTGTGCTTCTTTTTCCAGATAAAAGGCCAGTGCTGGCTGCTTTATATATTCA